GATACTATGATGGAAGATGGTTCTTTACTTTCTCCTATGGGTATGGAAGATGATATGTCTATGGAAGATGATATGTCTATGGAAGATGATATGGATGTAGATGGTATTTTAGATACATCATCATTATCAGAAGAAGAAGAAGCAGTATTAGATGAAGCTATGGAAATGCATCCAGAGCTAGAAGCAATTTTACCTAAATTAGTTGCAACAGAATTTACAGAGGATGAGTTAGTAGAAGGACCAGGTGATGGAACTTCTGATTCAATCCCAGCCCTGTTATCAGATGGCGAATTTGTATTTACAGCGAAGGCAGTAAAAAGCCTAGGTGTTGATACATTAAGAGATATGATGGCACAAGCAGAATCAGATTATGATGCTGGGCAAGTAAGCCAAGAAGATGAAGCAGTAGATGCTGAAACTTCTCTATTGGCATAACAGAATTTTTAGAGTGGTACTCTAAAGATAAACAAGCTACCTTATATTTATATAAGCCCTTGTAGCTTTGTTTTCAAACAAGTAACCAATTTTTAGCTACCTTCACAGTTAAGAAGCCCTAAAGGAGGAAACATGAACGAAGACGAAGGACAAACTAAGGAAGTCAAAGCGAATCCTTATAACAGAAATAAATCATGGCATACAGAAGATGTTATGCCTACAGATTTTGTTTCTGCAGATAATGGACCAGCAGATGCCAACACCGACCCTAATGGTTATGTTAGAGAAGCTACTGACAGCAATGTCAACCCTGATACTAACTCAACTCTAGATTCGGCTACTTCGGATAAGTCTTTACAAGAATCAGCACTTAATGTTGCTGACTCTAAAGCTTATACAAAAGTTGACTATAAAAAAAGATATGACGACCTAAAACGATATTATGATAGGAAGTTAGGTGATTGGACTACTAAAGAAGGAGACCTTAAAGCACAGCTTAAAGAGAACCGACCAAAGTATTCACCACCAAAATCTGAAGAAGAACTAAAAATCTTCAAAGAGGAATACCCTGACATATATGGAGTTGTGGAAACTGTATCACACTTGCAATCTAAGAATGAGATGACAAGTTTACAAGAAGAAGTTGAAGCTCTTAAGAAAAAGAATGATACTTTGGCAGCTCGTGAAGCTCAATTAGAGTTATCGAAATACCATCCAGACTTTAATGATATTAAAGAATCGGATGACTTTCATAACTGGGCAGATGAACAGCCAATGGAAATTAAATCTTGGATTTATGAGAACAACAACAATGGTAAACTCGCAGCAAGAGCAGTCGATTTGTATAAGAAAGACCGAGGACTTGGATTAGATAAAAAAACTACTACTGAAAGAAAGCAACCTAATGAAGGTGCTGACTTGCTAGTTAAAACTAGAGAACAAGTTGGACAACCTACTGATAGAAAGCCTACTTTCAAATCATCGGATATTAGAAAAATGTCTGATGAAGAGTTTATGCGATATGAAAAAGATATTGCTATGGCTCAAACAGAAGGTAGATTTATTCAAGATGAATAGATTTATTTTCATTTTTATCAACAAGTAAACAAATAAGGAAAAATAATTATGGCACACTTTCAAGGTGGAAGCACATTAAACTTTGTTGCTGGTGGAGTACAAGGAAACCAATTTTGGGTTCCTGAAATCTACAGTAAAAAAGTACAAATCGCTTTAAGAAAAGCATCAACAGTCGAAGCAATCTGTAACACAGATTACATGGGTGAAATTAAATCATTCGGTGATACAGTTAATATTGTTAAAGAACCTCAAATTGCTACAGCAACTTATACTAGAGGTTTAGCAACACCACCAACAGCTCTAACTGATGCTGAATTAGTATTAACAATTAATCAAGCTAATTACTTTAGTTTCCAAGTAGATTCTTTAGAAAAAAGGTTTGGTCATATCAACTTCCCTGAAATTGCATCTAATAACGCAGGTTATAAATTAAAAGATGCAATGGACACAGAAGTTCTAAATCAGATGTACATCGAATCAATCGCAGGTACAGCAGCTCTAACACCAGTAGGTGTTGCAGCTTCTGAACTTATCTTTGGTAAAGTTGCAGCTCCAATTGATATTGGACACGCAGCAGGTGAAGTAGACCCTCTTAACTTTATGAGTTCAGCAGCTCAAGTTTTGGATGAAAACAACAACCCTGAAGATAATAGATGGTTTGTTGCAGCTCCTAACTTTTATAACCAATTAGCAGATACTTCTTCTAAACTTTTATCGATTGATTACAATGCAGGTAAAGGTTCTTTAAGAAATGGTCTTGTAGCTTCTGGTTTAGTTAGAGGATTTGCAATGTATAAATCTCTTAATACTAAAAAACAACAAGTTGGTGGTGCAGGTCCTGCTACTATACCTTCTGTTCTTTTTGGTCATATGAGAAGTACATCATGTGCAGCAGCAATGAATACAGTTGAGTCTTTTAGAAGTCCTACTACATTCGCAGACCAAGTTAGAGGTCTTCATGTATATGGAAGAAAAGTACTTTCAACTGCATCAGTTGGTGCAGGTATCATTAAAATAGATTAATAATCATTTATGTTAGGGGGAGCAATCCCCCTTTCATTAATTTAAAGGAAATAATAATATGAAAATAAAAGAACATATACCTCACATTATAAAAGAACATAAAAAAGAAATAGCAATTGCTGTTATTATCTTATTAGTTGCAATAATTATATAAAGAATTTTATGGGTTTAATGTCATCTCCTGCATGGACAAGGAAAGAAGGCAAGAATCCTGAAGGTGGTTTAAATGCTAAAGGTAGAGCATCTTACAATAAGGGTAAAACCAAAACAGGTAAGAAAAGAAAACTTAAAGCACCTAGTAAAGTTAAGGGAAACAAAAGAAGAAAAAGCTTTTGTGCAAGAATGAAAGGAATGAAAAAGAAATTGACTTCTAAAAAAACTGCTAGAGACCCTAACTCAAGAATTAATAAATCATTAAGGGCATGGAACTGTTAAATGGCAAAAACATATAAAGCATTTGTAAACGAATTATTAGTAGAATTAAATGAACCAGAAGTTTCAACAGTAGCTACTGGAGTTGGAATACAAAAACAAGTAGCTAATGTAGTTAACAGAGCTTACTTTGATATAGTAGCAGCAGTTGATGATTGGTCTTGGCTTAGTGCTGATGTTCCTGATGACCCTTATTATGGAAACACAATTGTACCAACAGTTGTAGGACAAAGATTTTATTTATTAAAAGCTGGGTCAGGTAATATTGATGCAGATTTTGATTCAGTAAATTGGGATATGTTTACTTTAGCAGATACCAATTCTCCTTTTACAATTAATAAATTACCATTTACAACTCTAACACAATGGAGAAGTAATTATGCACAATCTGAAGAATCTGCAGCTAGAGCTGGTAATTATGCTACTCCAGTAAGAATTATAAGAAGTTCAGATGGTAGAAGATTTGGATTATCTCCAATACCAGATAAAGTTTATAATATTCATTTCTTTGCTTATAATAGACCTACTGCTTTATCAGCAGATACAGATACAGTTTTATTCCCAGAACAATACAAACCAGTTTTACTAGCAAGAGCTAGATATTATTTATATCAATTTAAAGATAACATTGCTCAATCGCAATTAGCTTTAGACGAATATAAAAAAGGCTTACAAAATATGGCTGATAATTTAAATTCACCACAGCCACAATATATGTCAGATGTAAGATTTAGTTACTTACTACCATAGGATAATAAATTATGCCAACACAAGGAGCTTCAATTACTGTCGCAGGTGGATTAGATTTAGTATCTAGTAGTCATGCTTTATTTAGAACACCAGGTGCTGCAACTATATTAGAAAACTTTGAATCATCTACAACAGGTGGTTATAGAAGAATTAATGGCTATACAAAATGGGGTGGAACAAATGCTGCCTCACCATCAGGAACTCCTACAGATGCAATTACAGGATTAATTCCTTACGCAGGTGGAGTAGTTGCTTGTCAAGCTACAGGAATTTTTTGGTCATTAGATGGTATTAATTGGTTACAAGTTAATAGAAATACTTATGTAACTAAAACAGGAACAGTAGCAGTTACTGCAGGTTCAGCAACAGTTACAGGAACAAGTACAGCATTTACAACTGAGTTTGCTGTTAATGACAGAATTCAAATTAACTCTATTAATTATAGAGTATTATCAATTACAAGTAATACAGTATTAACATTAGATAGAAATGTACAAACAGCAGCTTCAAATCAAGTTGTAAAGAAAAGTGG